TACCTCGCCAAGCAGTCCATTAGTAAATATAGGATCATTCGGAGCTTGCTTAGCAACGGCTAAAGTAAGACCTAATAAAGATCCACCTGGTACTGAACCACAATATTTTAAAAGAACATTTTGAGGAGGACAGCCTTGCACAGCTCCAGTAAAATTAGTGCTACTAGAAGTAACTCCATCTATGTCAACTAGAAGCACACCTTGTTTTTCAGTTAGTCCAACCTCTTGGCCCTCTAGAAGTAACTGCTCTATTATAAAGGTGTCCCCTGCATCGTCTACCACTCTGGTGCTTATTTCTTGTTTTGTAGGTGATTTAAAATATTGACCAATGGAGTTCGTGTTACAGTTTCTTAGCTCATAAATAAATTCTTTTGTCAAATTGTTTTGAGGTATGGGACAGTATAATACCCCTGGTATTTCATCAACCTGTAAATTCCCTGGCGTGTTAAATTCAGGTTCGGTTCTATTTCCCAAAGTCTCTAAAGGAGCTGAGCTTGCTAAAAAATAATAATACTCCGGTAGTCTAGTATTAGTGGTAACATATCTTTGACCGCTTGCTGGTGCTGCGCTTAAATAAATGTATGCGTTTTCAGGACCCTCTAAGCCGCCTGCTGAAGCTTGTGCGCCAGTTAAACAGGCTTGTAACAAATAGTATTGACCCGCAACAGTAGAGGGTGAAGTAATAATTGTACCGGTTAATGTATTATCCACTGTTCCCCCACCATCAGGTATGGATCCCGCGGGATTTGTAGCAGTAAATGGTGCGTCTGAATCAAATTCTTTTCCAGCTGCGGGGGTAGCGGTAATCGTAAAGTCAAAAGGGTAGTCGGTAACTTGAGATTGCGTCACAGGCCCAGGAGGGTCCCCTCCGTCATATCCAGAGCCTGACAAAGTATAGTCAACCCCTAAAGTGCCTCCAGTGATATTATTGGTTACGGTTTGTGTGACAGTGGACGTTGTAGGAGTTGCAGGCGATCCAGAGCAAGAGGGGCAAGTAATTATTGAACCAAGCTTCCCGTTTAATTGTTGTCTTGTTATAGACAAATCTGAATAATAAGCATCCGCTGCTAAAGTTGTCAAACTAGAATCTGTATACACAGCCGTCGCATCTGCTAAAGTTACACCGTCAATAAATACATTTACTTCTGCCATAATTAAAATTTAAGTTACACATTTTACTTTTAATTGCCACGCGGTGCTATCACGAAGAGGAGCAAAAACTTTAACTGTTACTGTAGGTGTTGCGGTGCTTTTTGTAAATGTATATGTTTGCCACGTATCATTTGTGGTCAATGGATACTGATATCCTGGAATACCCGCTAATCTTTCAGCAACAAAGCCGCCGTTTTCTATTGTTGGTAACGGTGCTGTTCCGTTCGGCTCATAAGCTAATCCTGATATTGGTTCTATATATGGAGCACCGGTATCTGGATTATTTCCTGATAACTCTGAAGACAAGAAGAAGTCAGCGGGAGCATTACCTGGGTTAGTAATGAAATTTGAATCTCCTACATATTGTGTGTCTATAACCACCGCTCCATCAAACTCAACTATCATTCGATCAGGTATTGACTCAGGATTAAAGGCAACTTCTACTGTTCCCGTGCCAGAGCCAATATTAAATGTTTTTTCTTGCGGATAAGCTCCTCCTCCTTGAGTAAACCCTATTGGACTTGATCCGCACGAATATTGAGCAGTTGGAGGGTTTGTACAATTGCAACATGAATTGTACTGAGCATTAATAGCTGTAGAAGTTGTGTCTTGACAAAGAACGCTTTGAGTAATAGTTCTATAATCCCAAATTAAATACAAATTATTTTCACTCGCTGTACCACTAGGCATGGTAAAAGTAGCAAAATTGCTATCTCCCTCTACTTGAAGCGGAGTTGCCTCAGCTGAAGCAGTTATAAGGGCATCTATATCAGCAGTGGTATTGCTATATACTGTAGCGCTTCTTAAGTACCTTAGTTTATTAGTTTGATCGTTGAAATCAAAAGTATCAGAAGAAAATTTCTTGCTAATAATAGACACCAACGCACCTTCACTAGGAACTACATTTGAACCTAATACCCCAGTTGAAGTTATATACTGAGAAACAACAGGATTAGTTCCGCTGCCAAACTCGACTAAATTAGACTGTAGTGGAGAGCTGCTTACATTATCTGTCCACCTATATTCATTATGAATAGTTTTTAAAGCATCTGAGCTGTTTGTGAGGGCTATGTTATATACTGTAATTAATGTTTGAACTGGACAGCTTACAGTTACTTCTATTGTATCTGAAACGGTTGAAGATGTTGAGGCTTCAATTGTGGTTTCAAAAGTATCGGCTAAATTTTTGTTGAAGGTAAAACTTCCGCTTACATAAACAAGACCGCTAGTATATTTTACATTGTTATAATATGCACTAATAGTATAACCTACACCAGAGTTTGTTTGCTCAGTTACTATAGGGGAAACACCAGCTTCAGTTTCCATTATCTGTAATCCCGCGCCTGAAGGTGTGTTAACCTCAGTAATTATATCATTAGACGTTGCCCCTGGTATAATATAAGAAACAGTAACTTGACCTACATTTTGACCTAAATTAACACAATACATGTTTCTTTGTCCAGGGATAACTAATAAATTTTCGGATACATCACAGGCTAGACAAGATGAGAAATCAAAAGTATTTTGTAAATTTCCTGCTAGTACAAACTCATTCATATAAGGGTCATACCCTCCTAATTTTTGTGTGCCCAAAGAATTAATAAAAAAGTCTCTAAACCATGAACGCATCCCCGCTTGAGATATCACCGTTAATTGCTCTTGCGAGCTGCCTCCGCCAGTTAACCTAATCACAGCTCCTCTTTTTGCATCAACAAAGTATTTATCGTATCCCCATACAGCAAAGCTTTCTGGATTGTTACTTATACCATATTCTTCTTCTCTTGCAATTTGAACGCCAAGCACTTGAGGGACACTAGTTAATGTGCCACCACCTGCGGCATCTGTAAGTAAATCTTTTCCTACAGGAACATAAGAAATTTTATCTTCTTGAAGGGTTAATATATCTGTTCGTCTTGAATATAATTTTCTAATAGGTCCAAAAGAATCTTCAAGAGGGCTGAAGTTAGCTAGGCCCAAATTAAATTCATTAAGTTTATTAACATTGGTTTCGTCATTAAACACACCGCTGTATGTTAAGTCCGCAAACCGATGAGCCTCTTTGTACATTTGAGAAGAGGTAGAAGTAACTCTATTTCCAAACTCTAAATTTCTTCCATTTACTGCATCCCTAATTTTAAAACTTTCTATTCCGTTTCCAAATGAGATACAGTTAGAAAAGTTAGTTTCGATAACAGCATCTCGAGCTATTACACCCGCATTGTTAAAATCAACAATTTGATTTTGAATGTTACCAGCGTGCTGACCTAAAGCGTCTATAGAAAAAGATTCGTTGTTTTCAAACCACACATCTGGCAAAGCGTCAGCTGGTTTAGTTTCAAAAACAATTGAAGCAGTAGCTCTTACTACTTCAATATCCACATCTAACCTTGGATTACTTCGACCAGCGCAATTTCGTCCTCCACTAACACCTAAAAAAGTTTTACCTGTGCTAGTGTTTTTGAAAAACTGTAAATAAAAAACAGTATCACCTGCGCTTAATGATGAAGAAGTAGGATCTGACGCACTACTAGACAAAGTATTATTATAAATTATATTAGTCCCTGTGTCGAAACTTCTATTTTGAGACGGCCTTCCTTGAACAAAACTAGAGTTTTTTTGTATTGCACCCGTGACTGATGTGCCTAAGCCCTCATTATCAAAAAATTCTTTAAAATTTGAATATTCAGTATCTACAGTAAATTCTTGCTCGTAGGTCCATAATTGATTTTCACAAGGCGCATCAGCTCTCCCCCCTGGTCTATCGGAACTTATTCTTATATTAACTGTACTACCCACTGGAAGGGTGTAATCAATATTTGCGGTTGCTCCTGATCCTGTTGGGTTTATTACAGTTACAGGGTAAAATACTCTAGGATTATTTCCAGTTCTTACTGATTCGTCTGATAAATTACCGTATGTAATAAAAGAATTAGCCAATGTATTTACAGCAAAATTTGTAGGTATCATTTTCATGTACACTCCAGCTGGTGCTTGTATAGTGTCTGTGCTATCCAAAGGATTAGTGTAACTAATAAAACCTTTAAGCTGTGTGCTTTTTTCTAATACCACCGCTTCAGCGCATACAGGCAAAGCACCTGAGCTGTCTCTTTTTACAATTAACCTGTCTCCTTCTTCAACTTTGTTTGCGTTTTCTCCTTGTAGTAAAAAATAAACAGAGGACTCATTGTCTTCTTGTACAAAGGTAGAGACGTATATTGTTTCGTATGTTGACTTACTAGATTTTATACAAAACTTATATCTAGTGGCCCAAAAGGGAGCAACTTGAGCAGGAGCTCCCCCAGCTTGACCACCAGGGATATTAACAGTTAATTTATTTACGAACCTTGAATCTCCACAACTAATATGTGCTGTGTTAAATGGGCTTACTAAAGCGGTAGATGATCGGTTAAAATCATCCATATAAATTATACCTATTTCATAATCTCTGTTGCTATGTAAACTATAATTATCGGTTGAGGTAGTAAAAAAAGCATTACCTGAAGTAACCTGAAAATATTCGTATGTGGTGTTTACCCCATCGACCCATTGCATAGCTAGAAGCTGTAAGCCTATAGTAGAGTTCTCAGGTCCACTAAATGCAGATATAGCAATAGGCTGTCCTGCACCAGTTATGCCGCTATTAGTTTTTGCAAAAGAGTTTAAAGTTGATGGAATCTTGCAGTTAAATTCATCGGTAAATGTAAACCCGTTACATGAATTTGTAACAGTCTGTATGTTTGAAGCAGTCCCTATTGCATTTATAAATCCTCCATCAGTTGCATCAGTAGCCAAGTCGTAAACCGTATCATAATCTTTGTTGAGTGTGTAGTTAAAACCTACCGTTACACCACTAGTAAGCTCGGTAGGGGCAGCACCTGATGAGCTATAGAAAGATGAGTGTTGAAAAGTAAACTCCCACGATATGACAGATCCTTTGCTTAATACATTATTTCCTAAATCAATTATAAATATTGAGTTATCTATATTTCCTGTTTGTCCGTAGGTAAAGTTACCGTCACCTGTTCTATCAGGTATGTCTATTTGGTCAAACTCTTGATTTTCTATATTAACATTGTAAGTAAAATTTACCGCTCTATTTTGCCTATCTTTTAAATTATATCCTTCAAAATAGTTGCCGTATATTAAACGATTTCCCATCAATGTTTGCGCCTGAGCTTTTAGAGGAACATTATCATATAGTCTTAAAATTTCAGACTCAGGAAGTACAGTAAATATTTTTTGGTCATTAAAGGTATAAGTAAAATCCCCTGAATTAGGAAGACCATCGTTAGCTTTATTTAAGGTTTCAATAACCTTGATAGTAGGGTCATTCATGTCTTTATATAAAAGCTGTATTCCTTTAACTAATTCACCACCTGTATTGAAAGTAATGTCAACTTCATTAATCTCGTTTAACATTCCTTCATTTAAAAAACTAGACTGACTAAAAGTGTAAATCCCTGCCGAAAATGCAGGCTCACTAAATTGCGATGTAGCTGAAAACTCTCCGTTTTCGTATTCATACCTATAAGCAAAGCAAACGAATCTATCCTGCAAAAAAGTGCTTCCATTTGGCACTTTTCTTGTTGCGATTGTAGGCGCAGCAATAGGTGGTTTTTTTATAACCAGTATATCTTCAGCGCTAAATGTATCAGTATATGACATATTATATTGTTAAAGTATAGGTTACACCATCTGTTAAAGTAAGTCCAATCAAACTCACTGTTCCAGAGCTAGAAGGATTAAAAGCACTGCCATTATCGTCCGTAAACTGCGTAGGGTTCGGCTCATATCTAGAATAATAAGTGCCACTAGAACCATCACTACCCGTAATATTCCCACTTAAGATTCCTGAACCAGGGTTCCCTGTTCCATCGGCTGTAATTAAACCTAGTTTTATGGTATTTACAACTCC